TTCCAAAACTCAACTCCAAAAAATGATATAATCAATACCCTAACTCCAAAACAAAAGAAGGCGGTATATGCTGGTATAAAAACAATATATCAACCAATGTATGGTGTTAGTGGTAGTCCATATTATGATGAAACATATTTTAATCTTTTAAAAGGATATGTTGGTTCATACTTCTATAAAGAATATGATTGGTTTAATACTAATGATACATTAAATATTTTTGAATTTGCTGCATTAAATCTTGGTAATGCATTATACCAATTTATTGATGCAGTCTGGACTGATGAAACAATCAGGGAAGCATATAATGATTATGCTGAACAAGGCATGGGTGTATATAGGGCTTGGCAAGAGCAAGGAAATGACACGACTTATTTTGTTAGAGATGAATTAAAAGATAAAAGAATTAAAGTTAACTTATGGGATGATAGTGGAAGTGGTGAAACTGGAATAGTAGTTTATGCTGGATTTGATGCTAAAGGAGAATTAGTTGTTTGGGATAGCGCATCTTATCCTAGTATTGGAACAACTGCTGATATATCTAGATTTAATTATAATGAATTTGAAGGTAATATTCTTTGGTTCATGGATGAATTAGTTGGAATGGAATCTGACTGGATACAAAATGCTTCACCTGGAATTGAAGGCAATACTGCTTATGGCTATGTACAATTTACTGAGGATAGTGTTGAGACTGCTGTAAATAGATACATTGGACATTTAGAAAGATTTAATGAACGATCAGCTGACCGTGGTTGGGAACCATATTCTATTAAAAAGGATGAGATTCTACCTACTCCTGAATGGTTAACAACACTTAAAAATTCTACTAAGACTCATGAAGAAAAATTAGATGCATTAACATATGATGAAATGTTAGCTTTAGCATTTGTACATTTACATAGTAAAGATTCAAAAGATTCTAATTTTGTATTGTTATCTCGAGGTGATATATACGCATCAAAAGAATTATATAAAAATAATCATCATACTAATCCAGATGAAGCAACATTAACTAGACTGGAAAGTTTCTTCCCTTGGCGTAAACAAAATATCTATGAAGCTGCTTTTGCTGTTATTACAACGGAAATTTGGATGAAGAAATCTTGTGGTTCACCACAGGATGTACAGATAAAAACAGCTGATGATGTTATTAATATACTTAGCTCGAAGCTTAATATCTTAAGCGGGGATGATTTATTCAATGATTTTCAGAATCAGGCAGGTGTTACAGTTACTTCTGTAACTCAACAAGTCCATCCATTATGGATGTCAGCTGGAACTTATAGACCATATACAGATTGGCATACGGACTTAACCAATCCACCAGGTATTGCAATACCAGGTAATACAGTTAACCTTAAAGCATTCAAACGTGTTAATTATTCTGGCGATATTGGTTATTATTATTATAGAGAAAATGGTGATACTATATGGTTACAAAATTTTAAGGATGAATTAAATAATAATGCTGCTCTTTATGACTTTGATGAATTGTATAATACTATTGATAATTGGAATCTTAGGGTAAATACATATTTAATAGATTGGTGGATATATAATATTAGAGGGACTTCTGTTTATCAAAGGGGGACATCTGTTAATGGTTGGTTTGATTTTATTACACCTAACAATCCCTATGGGTTTGCACACGCATTTGGAATATCAAATGGATTTAACTGGTATAACACAACTATACATCCGAATGGTATTTGCGTGATAGGCATGTCTACTCAACCCAGTACTAGAGGACAATTTGCCACTATGTTTCATGAAGCTGGTGGACATGCTATACATAACAACTTGGCTGATGGTTGGGCTGGTGGTACCGTTCCTGGACCAGCGGGAATTAGTAATGAAATATTATTAAGTGATAGCCAAACTAGAGCCTTATTAACACTTTATCAAAACTATAAAGCGGATGAAGATGCTAAAATTGCTGCAATTACTGGTGGAGTGACAACTGCGTATCGTGATAGAGTTTTCGATCACCTACCAATGGGAAATATTAGAGCTCTAGGTCTGTATTCCGCCATTCCAGAACCAGGTGAAACAGCTGAAGAAGCAATCGCGCGGAAAGAAATAGAGGAAGAATTCTTAGCTAGAATTTATTCAATAATGGCAACAAATAAATGTATTACATTTAAGGATGATATATGGCCTGTTATGAAAGGGGTTTCACCTGATATAGCTAATATAATTGATATAGATATGGCGACAGCCATAGACCAATTAATGTTAAATGAAATGGGATTAAATAAGAGAGGTATAGTTTGACCCGCAGAGCTTATAATATATAAATAATACATAGATATAAGGAAATGAAATGGCAAAACCAACTACAAGAGCTACATTACAGGAATATTGCTTAAGAGCTTTAGGCTCTCCAGTGATTGAAATTAATGTAGACGATGACCAAATAGAAGACCGCACTGATGATGCAATACAATTCTACCAAGAATTCCATTCAGATGCTGTCATTCGTACATATTTAAAGCATGAACTTACTGCTGCGGACATAACAAATAACTATATCACAGTAAGTGATAACGTTACGGCTGTTATGCGGATGTTAAGCGGTGGTCAATCATCTGGTAGCTCTTTATTTGANATGGGTTATCATATGAGACTTAATGATGTCTTTATGATACAAGGTTTGCAAACTCAAATCCAAACATATGAACAATCACTACAACATTTATCTTTAATTGAACATAGTTTAAATACAGAAGAGCATTTAAGATTTAGTAGACATATGAATAGACTTCACATGGATGAAGGCTTTGGAGATTTAGCTGCTGGTAGTTTTATAGTGATTGAGGCTATGTCTATTATTGACCCAACAGCATACGCTGATGTATATAATGATTTATATTTAAAAAAATATCTTACAGCATTAATCAAACGCCAATGGGGTGGAAATATGATGAAGTTTGAAGGCTTCCAACTTCCAGGTGGTATAACAATGAATGGACGCCAAATGTTTGATGATGCCATAGAGGAAATTCAACAATTAGAAGAAGAATGTAGGTTGACATGGATGGCTCCAGACAACTTTTTAATGGGATAATAAATGGCTACTTCAGTATACTTTTCAGGCGCTGTACAATCTGAACAGAACCTTTATGAGGATTTGGTTTTAGAGAGTATAAAAATATTTGGACAAGATGTTGTCTATATTCCGCGTGAGCAAATCTATGAAGATGCATTATTAAATGAAACATTAAATCAATATCGTCACGCCTACCCAATAGAAATGTACTTAGAAAACGTCGATGGATTCGAGGGTGATGGTAATCTATTAGGGAAATTCGGCTTAGAGATTAGAGACCAAGGTACATTTGTTGTACCTAAGAAGCGTTGGCATAGTGTTGTAGGTGAAAATTTAGCTGATTCATTTGGAAACCAGGTCACGAGCTTGCCCTCAGAGGGTGATTTATTATGGATGACAATGACCAATAGGCTGTTCGAAATAAAGTACGTAGAGCCTAAGCTACCGTTCTATCAGTTGGCCCACCTTCCAGTTTACACTTTAACGGCTGAATTATTTGAATATAATGACCAAAATTTTGATACGGGCTGGCCTGAAATAGATAACATAGAATTAATAAATGCTAACTCATATAGCTATACTACAACTGCAGCGGCCGATTCGAACCCTTTTGAAATTGGTGAGTACGTTCATCAATGGACTGGAACTACTGATGATAATGCCACAAACATCAATATTGTTGGCAAAGTAGCGGCCTTTGAAAAAGTGGATACAGAGACTTATACTACTTTAATTGTATCCCCACATCAATCAACAAATGGTGATGGAACCTTTATGCAACCAGCTGTTCATGCCACAAGATTACTTGTCGGTCAAAAATCTGGTTCCTCAAGGGAGATTACTGTTGACTTAACAGGTACCACTAAGACTGAATATAACTTGGATGTATATGCAGACAATGATGAGTTTGAATTAGCTGGTGATAGTGTTATAGACTTCACAGAAGCTAATCCATTTGGAGACCCATAATGTTTGATAATTGGTGGTATCATGAATCAACTCGTCGGATGGTCTCGGTATTTGGCTCTATGTTTAATGACTTAGAGGTCCATAAAAGAGATTCAGCTGGGAAGGTATTAGCAAAAATTAAAGTACCTTTAAGCTATGCTCCTAGACAAAAAGTTATTGCGCGGTTAAATGAACAAACAAGAGACCCTAATATAGCTATGAAACTTCCACGCATATCCTTTGAAATTACTTCAATGGATTATGATGCAAATGCACGCGTATCTAAACATAAAAAATATACAAAGGTTGTAGTAGGTGATACATTACAATTAAGTAAATTAGGTGCACCAGCCGTATATAAGGTTGGATTTGAATTAAATATTCTAGCTTCAACTCAAGATGAAGGTCTACAATTGTTAGAACAGATACTTCCAATGTTCCAGCCAGAATATACAGTAACTATAAAGGATGTTCCAGATATGGATTTATCCACCGACACTCCGATAGTTTTAGAGAGTGTCACCTTAAATGATGATTATGAGGGTGATTTAGTCACGAGGAGAGCTATAATATATACGTTACAGTTTGGAACTCGCATTCGTTATTACAGAGGTTTAGGAAAGAGTAAGCAAATTCTCGAAACAGAAGTTGACTATTCAGAAAATGTTGACCCAACAACTCATAAATTTGAGAGACAGGCGATAGACGGTACAACTACTAGCGATGGCGCAGGTGGTTATAAAGAACCGTATACCGAGACAATCAACTTTTTTGACATAGACGAATAGGAGATGTTATGGCTTACCAATTTAAAGCGAAATTAATTAAAGTCGTTGATGGAGATACCATTGATGCAGATATAGATTTAGGATTTGATATATTCAT